GGGATTATGATATTAAAAATCAACAAAGATTTCCCACATAACACTGTTATGTTTTAACAGTTTGCACAAATATCAATTTGTCAATATGAAATTGTAACAAATTTATCATCATGCCTTTGTTCACATTGCACAAATCAGTTGAATACACAACTAGAACAATTCAAACGATAACGAGCTTATTTAGAAGTTGTCTGAAAATATGTTAAAATAGATCAATTTCTGCGAGCACCACCATAAATTAGTTAAAATAATCACTTGACAAAATGAAATTAGTTGTTCTAGATATATGTATTTTATGCTTATAATTGTGAAACATATTGAGAGAATAAAATTGCACAAAACAAGTGCGCTAATTTTGTGCAATTTGTATATTGACAGAAATAACAACACAGCTCTAAAATGACACTATTGGCGGCGACCAATACACAGCTCCGGAAGAGCGGTCAGCGCGTTTGTGTAGGCGCACGAGCCGCCAACTTAAACTCTACACAGAAAGGAAGATATGTATGTTATTTAACATGATCGGTGCAACACTTGACGTGCCAACATTAATCGGAAACTATGCTTTTCCGATTGCCGCTTGTATTTGTATGGCTGGTTATGTGAAAGAAATTCAGAAAGAACACACAGAAGAGGTGTCAAAATTGCGCGATGTATTAGAAAGAAATACTATTGCGCTCGAAAAGATCGTATCTAAAATTGGGGGTGATAATAATGAAATGCAGTGAGGTCGGTCTTAATCTTATCAAATCTTTTGAGGGTTTGCGTTTGACAACATATGCTGACGCGGGCGGCACTCTTACGATCGGTTACGGGCATACAATAAACGTCCGCAGAAATCAGAAAATCACAATCGAACAGGCAGATGCTTTTCTGCGTGCGGATGTTGTTACCGCAGAAAATGCAGTAAACAAATGGTATAATACATATCACTTTAGCCAGTCAGAATTTGACGCGCTTGTATCTTTTGTTTTTAATTTAGGCGCGGGAAATCTTAATAAATTGGTAGCAAATGGGAAAAGGTCGCGAAAAGAGATCGCAGAAGCTATGCCTCGCTACTGCCATGCCGGAGGTAGAAAACTTACCGGACTCGTTAAAAGACGTGAAGCAGAAAAAGCACTCTTTTTATCCGGCAATATCATTGCCAATACAGAGCCTGGCGAAAGCAAATACAGAGAAGTCGCAACTAACTGTATTAAAGGCTTATACGGCAATGGCGAAAGTCGCCGTAAAAAAGTAACTGCAATGGGATATAGTTACTCAAAAGTGCAGTCACTTGTAAACAATTATTTAAAGAAAGGACATTTTTAAATGAAAACAGAGAATCTTTTTAACGCACTCTTAGCGTTAGCGTTAGCGGAAAAAACAGAGCCACAGCAGATCCCGACACAGCAGATCCCGACACAGCAGATCCCGACACAGCAGATCCCGACACAGCAGATCCCGACACAGCAGATCCCTACACAGCAGAATCCATACGATTTAGGCGCGCAGATCGAAGCGCTCACAAAAGCGGTACAGTCTAACGCTATCATGCATTCCGAACAACCTAAAGCTATGACTGCTGATGAAGCGCTAGCGTCAATTATCAATCCGCCACAGAAAGGAAGTGAAAAATAATGAATACACTTACAATCGAACAGACAAGCGCAGTGCTTAATGAAGTATTAGCACAGGTAACAGGCTCAAAAGTGATCGGCACCGTGACACCGGAAAACTTTGTCAGCGTTGCTACTACAGTTTTAAAAAAGGACTATGACGTCACACTTAAAGCAATCTCACAGGTGTTGTCGCGCACAATCTTTTCTGTTCGCCCGTATACTCGTAAATTTAAGGGGCTCGAAGCTGACTCAATTCGCTACGGAAATCACGTCCGCAAACTTAATTTATCCGATCTTCCGTTTGAGGACGATCAGCGCTATACATTGGAAGATAATGTCTCAGTTGACATGTATAAAGTGCGAAAACCAAAAGTATTACAGGTCAACATGTATGGACAGGAAACTTTTCAGACGCACTATACAGTATTCCGCGATCAGTTAGATGTCGCTTTTTCAAGCATGGAAGAGTTCGGGCGTTTTCTCGCAATGGTGGCACAGAATTTGTCCGATACAATCGAACAGGCGCACGAATCACTTGCTAGAGCTACCGTAGCTAACTTTATCAACGGCAAAGTAAAAGGCGACGCTCCGAATGTAATTAAGTTAGTCACTGTTTATAACGATATGACAGGGGCGGCACTCACACCCGACACCGTTAAACAGCCGCAGAATTTCGTTCCATTTGTAAAATGGATGTACGGCTACCTTTCCACTATCTCTTCACTGCTGACTGAAAGAACCGTAAAATACCACATTAACGTCACAGATCATGAGATCGCACGCCATACTCCGCCAAGTATGCAGTCACTCTACTTATATTCGCCGGAGTTAAACAACATTAGAACTTCCGTTCTTTCTGATGTATTCAACCCCGATTTTCTCAAGTTGGCATACACTGAGCAGGTCAACTTTTGGCAGTCCATTGATACACCTATGGGTATTAACAATAAACCGGAGTATCTCTTGCCGGACGGAACGACCAAAGTCGAGGAAGAAGCGGTTGTTACGTCAAACGTATTCGGGCTTATGTGTGATGTAGAAGCTATGGGCTATACAGTAGTTAATCAGTGGACTGCTACTACACCGTTTAATGCGGCGGGCGGTTACTCAAATATCTACTTTCATTTCACCGATCGCTATTGGAACGATTTTACGGAAAACGCCGTTGTATTTTTATTAGAGTAGGAGGAGTGTTAATATGCAGATTGGCTTTACTCAGTTTTCAAAACGTGAAAACAGTACCAAAAGACCTGCGCTAGATACATTCACTTATTATAACGGTGTTTTTAAATTGCAAAGTGGGATTTTAAGCCCCACTTTGCTTTTGACTTTACAAGGCGCAGATGGTAGACCTCTAAATCCGGTCAACTGGAATTATGCATATATTCCAGAATTTAAGCGTTATTATTATGTTAAAGAGTGGGTTACTAACAACGGGCAGTGGGCGGTCTTTTTAGCTGTTGACGTTATGGCGACATATAAAGAATTTATCGGGACATCAACACAATATGTCTTACGCGCGGCAAGCGCGCATGATGGGCGCGTTGTTGACACGCGCTACCCCGCTTTAAATTATGTTACAACGTCAAAAGTTTTTGAAAGTAGCGGTATGAGTGCAAGTGGCGGCTCTTATATATTAGGCGTCATTAACGGCTCTGTTGGAAGAACAGGCAGTGTGTCTTATTATGTTATGGATAGTTCGGAAATCGCATACATTATGAATTGGCTTTTGACGCAAGGAAACTATCAGTTCACTGACGATCTCGCTTTTGCGATACTTAATCCGATTAGTTATATAGTGTCATGCGTCTATGTACCGTTCGCTGTTCCGGCGGCAAACGTTGACGCGATAAAAGTAGGGTTTTGGACGGTAGAGGGAGCAACAGGACGCGCTCTTATAAATCCGTCAATAGGACTACCCTCAATCAGCTTGACAATAGCAGATCACCCGCAATCAGATAGAGGAATATTTTTAAATAAAAATCCGTTTACGAGGGCAAATCTATCATGCAAACCTTTTGGACTAATACCGATAGATCTTTTTAAGGTGTCAGATAATACGATTGTTTGCAACATTGAGTGTGACGCTACGAACGGTCTAGGTTCTCTATCTGTTTACAGCGGCGGTAACTTGCTTGGTATTTATTATGCGCAGATCGGTGTAAGCCTTGCAATGGCTCAAGGCGCGTCAAATGCGCTTGTTGGTACTGCTAACACGCTTTTAGTTCAAAGTGATGATCCTCAAATCGCGCAGTTTGAAAAAGCGGTCGAGGACACGCAATCAAAATTTCCAGATTTTAACGTGCCGTCAAGTGGCGGTTTATCCTCTGTTGGGAATGCCGGAGCGGTGGCCATGACTTCTGCCGCCACAATAACAGGCGTTGGAAATGCTATTAAGTCGTTAATGCCGCAGTTACAAGTCACAGGTAGTCAAGGTTTTTTTGGCAATATTGACGAACTTATGACACTTTACATTGAATATATACACATTGTAGACGAAGATAATGACGACATTGGTAGACCGCTTATGCAAAAACGTGTAATTAACACGTTATCCGGTTACATTTTAGTAAATTCTGCCGACATAGCAATAGACGGTTATGTTGGCGAACTTGCGGCGGTAAAATCATACATGAACGGAGGTTTTTTTTATGAATAATAAATTGCCTGTGAACTATCCCGGCATTAACGCTTACAATGGCAACATATTTCCTAGCACAGTACATTCGCGAGATAACATTACTTTCGCATTTAATTATCGGTACTATTTTAACAAGTTATTAAGCGTATTCAAACACACATTTCCCGAAAATTGGGATAAAAACTATGTGTTATACTCTCTCTACGGGTGGGGATTTTTCGCCGTGATAAATACCGATAAATACGGTATCATTCCGCAAGCGTGCGGTATTAGCGGTTATAACGTGATGTATCAACCGACACACTGTCAGATTGCTAACCCGCTTCTGCGCGGGAATCTTAATCCAAAAATCGGCGTTGAGTGTGAGTTGGTAAAATTACAATATGACTACACGCCACCGATCGACATTGTAGCAACCTTTGCGGATATGCGTACTCTTGCCATGCAAACAACAGATGTTAATTTGTTAAACAGTCATTTAAGCTACATTTTTGCCGCAAAAAACAAAGCACAGGCGGAGACGTTTAAAAAAATGTGCGATGAAATATACCGTGGTGAACCGTCCACATTCATGGACACTCGTATGTTTAATGAGAGTACCGGAAAAATCGAACTGCCGTTTGTATCGCAAAATGTAGCACAAAACTACATTGCAGATAAAACTCTCTCTGCACTAGACAAGATAGACGCACTTTTTAACACAACTATCGGTATTCCAAACGCTAACTTGTCAAAAAAAGAACGCATGATTGCAGACGAGGTAAACGCTAACAATGTAGATACCTATACTATGGCGGCTATGTGGCTCGAGAATTTAAAAGAAAGCTATGAAAAAGTGAACGCCATGTTTGGAACTAATTTGAGCGTTGAATGGAGATTTCCACCGGTACAGAAAGGAAGTGAGGAATACGATGTGGATTAGTGTGCTAGGGCTTTACAATCACGACCAAACACTTTTTGACACTTTGACTCTCCCGAAAAAAGTTGATAAAAAAACGCTTGTCAATTTGATACTTTTCCGCGCCGCAGAATTGGAAATACTCTACGCAGATCCGCGAACGTTGAAAAGCTATATTAATTATTGGTCAGCAAGTCGCGTGCCGATCTGGGAACATCTATTAGAAACAACAGAGTATGACTATAATCCTATAGAAAACTATGATCGAAATGAAGAATGGACGGACAATGAAAACGGTAACGAAAATGGTACAACATCTAGTACAGGGAACTATTTCGATCACGGACAAGATAAGGGAGTGACGCAGACAGACACCGAGAGCAAAAATTATAATACAGCGTTTAACACAACCAATCTATGGCAGACCGACCAAAATAACAGTACCGCTTTTGAGCGTCCAGACATATCATTTACGCGTGACGGAAATAGTGCCGCCGCAGGAACGGATAATAGAGACACTAAAAAAGAAAGCAAACATTCTGGTCGTGTGCATGGAAATATTGGAACAATGACAACGCAAAGCATGATTGAACAGGAAAGAGCTGTTGCAGAGTTTAATATATACGACCGGATTTGCAACGATTTTATTAACGAATTTTGTCTATTAAATTACTAAAGTTTCACATGAAACATTTTCAAAAAAGAAAGGATGATTATATGAGTTACCAAAATTTCCCTTATTCAAATTTCCACGAATTTAACGCTGACTGGATTTTAGAACAGGTCAGAGATTGCGTTAAAAAAGTGGCAGATTTAGGACTGTCTTTCGAACAGTTAAAAGAGTATGTTAATAACTACTTCTCTTCACTTGACGTTGACACCGCTATTGCTGATGAAATTCAGAGATTGATTGATAATGGCACTATGGGGGCGTTGATTAACCAAACATTGTTAGGAGAGATTAACGCTAAAGTAGATAGCTTAAATAGCTATATGGATAAAGTATATGTACGAGACAGCTATATATTGACTGTCGGACACTCTAACGGTGTCATGTTTAACACAATAAAAGCGGCTATTGACTACGCTATCAGTAAAGATATGTCACTTACCAATAGATATACAATACTGATCGAGCAGGGAGACTATTACGAACAGTTAGTGTATAATGACATACACGGTTTAGTTCTTTTCGGGTTAGGAAATGTACCGAATAATAACGTGCAGATTTACTACGCCGGAGAATATCCAGACTGTACCGTCCATATACAGGGTGATGTCTCTTTTTATAATCTTACGATTCGAAACACGGTGTCTACTACTTATGCCGTTCATGTCGACCCATTAGACACTAATGTTAGTGGTATCGTGACATTCCGCAACTGTAGCTTACAAGGCGGAACTGCTGTCGGATATGGTAGCGGTACTAATACACATTTAAGGTTGTACGATTGCCAGCTAGTCGCATCTGGCTCGTTTGCAAACCTCTACGCCCACAATTCGGCATATTCTGGAAGAACAGGACAGTATTTGATTGTAAATAATTGCTATTTTAATCATACCGCCGGAAAAGCCGTAATAATAGATGACGCCGGATATAGTAACGGCAATACTACGAGTGTCATGACCGTTGTTTTTTCCGGTAACTGGACGGACTACGCCGGATATCTCAATATTCAGTTCCGCAAAGCGACAGGAATTGAAAGCACATGGAAAAGCTATCTTCCAAATAACGATGCCAATATTCGGTGTAGTACTGGGTGCGCTAATAATAGCGGTATCCCAGGGCTTAATGTTATCGAAAATCATTTTGTTCAGAGCATGGTTGGAACTGCTCCGGCTGATAGTGCCGGAAAGATCTATGTGACTGCCACATTTCCGCCACATTTAAACGGAAATAACTACAATATAGCTGTAACTGCTTGCAATGTTGACGGTGTTGGTCACAATGCTACTTTTTTAAACAAAGGAGAGAGCTACTATCAGTTTACCATTGATAATGTTAGCGCGGGCGGCGCGCATAATTGGCAAGTCAATGTGGAGTTTACCGTTGCTTAAATAAAAGTATAGAGATCGCGCTATAAAAGTGCGATCTCTACTTTTTCCATTTTCATATAGTGTTATCTCTTACAATATCACCGTTGCTATTGATATATTCCTGCGATTGGAACTCAATCGAATTTCTTTCATTATCAATGATAATATCTTTCACTCTTACGGCGTACAATTCCTTTTTGTCGTATGATATTATAGCAACACCACGACCGTATGCGGTTACAACGCCGTCTAATAATTCTACTAACGGTTCTGCTAACATTTTTCACCTCATTTCTAATATATTAAATCACACAGTTCTGCATGACTGCAAACAAATTCGTGATATCTTCATCTAGTAACGCTGTCGTACCTAACATTTCAACAGGCACGCGATAAATACCGCCATTTTCCATGTTTTCGTAATACTCATATTTCTTTGTTAAGCAAAAGCCTCTTGTATAGATTTCACGCGCCATTCTTTTAGTTATTTTTCTCATATTCTTCATTCTCCTTTTCATGTTGTTTTTTGTATATCTTCCTTACAAGTATTATTATACCAGAATTGCCTGTTTTACAATATACAAAATGCACAAAAAATCACGTTAAAATTGACGCAAAAACTGACAAGCAAAAGTCGCTTTCAAATGTCACAAGATTTCGCGCATAATCTGACATTACACGCGGGTATTTTAATTTTAATCGTTTTAAGTCGATCTCCGCAGTAGTAAATACTTGCGGTGTGCCGCTTATATGCTCAGATACATAATAACGTCCGTCTTTTAAACGGTAAATAGCAAATATATCATCTATTGCCGCGACACATTTTAAGCCGCGCAGATTATAGCTTTTAATATCGTCCGTTGTATCTCCAAAATCATTATCAAGAGACATGTAATTAAATGCTTTGTTTTTAGACGCTCTATATAGAGCGGTATCTTTTTTGAGATTACTAATCTTGCTATCTGACAAGTTAATGTATGCTATACCGCGATCTTTTAACACTGTAACTTCACGCCCGCTTTTCTGCGCACGGCGGGCTATGTTGACCATTCCAAAACTGATAAAAACCGGATTACTGATATTATTTGAGTTGCCGCAACAAAACACCTTGACTGGTTCGGAGCCCTCTAATTCACGGTTACGGTTAATGGTCTCGTAACAGTTTAAAAATGCTTCTCCCTCATCTTTAATTTTTCGCGCATTTTTTTCGGGTATAAATTCGTCAAAAATCAACCAGTCAACGTCTGTTGCGTCAAAGCCGCGAACGTTGGCAAATGTTGATAAAGCCATGCAATAGCCTAGAGGTTCTGGATTTTCGCCTAAATAATGCGCGGCCACATATTTATTGATTTTTTTGGTTGTCGTCTCAATGCCGCGAACACGCTCTATTGACTTAAGTGGTGAGTATTCTTCCGTTCCGATCAGATCAATATTTGTTTGTGTACGGCGCAGATAAATATATTTTTTACCTGTTCTAATCGCGGTATCGAGTAGACCAAAAGTCTTGCCTGTACCGCGCCCGCCTGTGATAAGATTAAATGTTGTATTTAGAGATAGCACATAGTCAATGTTCAAGTAACCGTTTTCTAAATATAATTCCATATTTTCGCCCTTTCAAAAAAGCCCGCTCTAGGCGGGCTTTATAAGTCTGTTTTTTATAATGTGACCGTGACAAATTCACGGTCGTTCTTCGATTTTCCGGTGACAACCTTGATTTCAAAACCGGTTGTTACTCCATCATCTTCTAAAAACTTGACAATATTTGCGAAAGCTTCACGAGTAGTCGCGCTATTTGTAACATACACCTTGCCGTTTATATCCTCAATAGCAAGTAACAGCTTTTCATCCGTAACCTCCCCGCTTTCTTCCTCAATATTTTTCTGCAACATTGTAGCATAATTTTTCACTACAATTTTATCTCCGGCTACATCTTTTAATTTGATGTTCTCCGCGCCCTGTGAGTAGCGGTATTTGTCAAGCCCACTTAATACCTCACCAGATTTTAAAAATTCGTAATTTCTCATGACTATTCCTCACTTTCCTTTTCTTTTTTTTCTGTTGATACTCTCTCCGCGCTTAATACTGTTGTAAGCGGCAATAAGTACGTTTCTTTTCTTGTGCCGATATTTGCGACAGACAATACTTTCTCACTCTCTGCCGCATTCTTTTTAGCTTCTGCTAAAAGGTAACGCTTGTCTTTCTTTTCAGTGCAGTCTAGCACTACACTGTGCGGCGTGCCTGTGCTGTCTAATGATGTGATTAACACTTCATAGATCGGTACTGTTACTTTGATTTTTTTTTCTAAATCCATATTGTTTCCTTTCTCCCGTATAAGCCACTAGGTCGCTATATACATTTTATTACCTCTCTTTCTTACAAGTATTATTATAGCACTATGGGTTCATTTTGCAATACCGGAAAAATGCACAAAATTAGAACGGTAAAACGTTGTATTCTTTGTAACCATCTAACAGCTCCGAGTATTCCGGTGTCAAGCCTAGTGTATAAGTAGATTCTTTAATACACACATTTCGACTAACAGCCAATGTGTGGCCGTCTATGTTAATAGTAGTATTAGTCCTATCGTTATAGACAGCTTCATTGCCGCCGCCACCGTTTTCCGGAAAAGTAAAGCCGTCACAAAAGGATTCCAAACCGCCATGCTCGGCTAAATATGTAGCGCCGTCTTTTTTAGATACTCCGGCAAGTGTCAAGTGCAATTCTTTTTCGCCTTTTTTATTAACTGCATCATACGCGTATTTTTTAGCGCCTAACGTTTTAAAACGGAGCATATCCTGTTCTTGTTCGTAAACACCCATGTAATGAGTGACGCCATGTTTGTCTGTTGCAAATGCTTTATTCTTTTTACTATCTGACAATGCCTTTCTATTAAAGGGAGTGAGGTCTACATCGCCAATATATTTAACGCTATCAGTGTCGCAATACAAAAAGTATGCGTCTGGTGTATCCTCTACTATCCAAATGGCGGCGTGTAGAGCGTGGCGTGCTAATGCGGTACACCATGCGCCCCATGCGTAGCTTAAAAAGCGTTTGCTATTGTTTTTTTCAAAGTTAGCTTCTTTATCGTCCGTTTCGTCCTCGGCGTATAGCTTTTCGTACTCGTCACTAAATAGTATAGCAATCTTCACAACGTCCTGTGCCATCATGCCGTAGCACGCATTTAGCTTGTTTTTCTCTTTAGTGTAAAAAACTTCTTTCCCGTCTATGTCCTTTAATTCTGTTTTTCTGACGTAGTATGTGCGTACTACGTCTTTTAGTTCTTCCGGTAAGTTTCCGTATCTAGCATGGTATACCTCACTAAATTCCATACACTCTATATCATATTCTTTGAGCACGATTTTAAAATCAATGTCGGTGAGAGTAGTTTCCATTTCTTCACATTCAAGGATTCTGCCATTATCAAAAGTGGCATTTTTAATGTGTCTGGATTTGTCTTTAGTTAGATATGGACAGCCGTGGTCTATGCGCCGTAGACACACGTTTTTAAAGCGTACACGCATTAAGAGCGCACGCTTGTATTGTGTGAGGTATTTAATTACTTTTTCGGTATTTGGATTTTCTAGCGGTGCAAATTGAGACATTGGAAACTGACCGTTAATTAACACATCTGGGTAACTGCTAGACCTGTCTGCACTATGCACGTTTTCAATTATTTTCCCACTAAAATATCTGTTAGCGTGAGTGTCGCCACCTCGAAATGCTTCTTTCAGTAACTCATAGATATGATAGTCTATCTCCATATTCTTAAGATAGTTTTTTCCTAGCTTTTTTAACGATTCTTTAGCGTCACGTCTTACATAACCGGTTGACGTTAAGGGAATAGTATATAGTGTATCACCGTCCATTTCCATTTCTTTTTTGATACACTCAACTAAACCCATAACATCATACACACTATATAGTATCTCGTAATCTGTTAATAGTGTCCAAGGGTAACGTAACTTACTATAATCAAATTGCACACCGTCTAATTTAGCATGTTCAACTTGCATTTTTTCTGTATATAGAGCTAGCCCCATATTAGCGTGTAGATAACTACATCTAAATTCAAACGTATCCCATAATAGGGCTTTTAATATCTTGCGTTTTTTAATGCAAAAAACGTCCTCAGTTTTAAAACGGGCTATGCCGCTTAAAAACTGGAACTCGTAACTTAAGTTATGGACATAACAAACAAGGCGTTCGTCACGCATTAAATTTTTGTCAATTTGAGTAAAAAAATCTAATGCGCTATTTAGCGTTCTGCCTACTATCACATATTCATTATTAAACGACATCTGCCATATATAACAAAAAGATTGATCTATCAGATCTGCGCGTGGAGCGTTCTTTTCGGTAAAGCGACTTGTCTCGATATCAAACGTAGCTACTATATCCTTATAATAAAAGTGGCTGTTTTTAGTTCGCTGATTACCGCGCGGACGTTTAATTATATCACAATCGCGGACATAATAATAAATAGGCGTTATATCGTCTTTTTCATATTCGTAAATCGTCTCATTTTTAACGTGTATCATATGCCTAGCTTCTCCCGATAATATTCCGCTCCCGCTCCGCTTACCGTCTCAATATCTTCTAAATCATTAGACTTTTCTAGCCATTTTTCAAAATTTCTAGTTATATCGTCAGCGCCTATATTTTTTTCTTTCATATTCTCAAATAATTCGAATACGCGTTCTGAACCATATAATCTTTCCAAATTGTTTTCATGCCATTCATCTAAAAAAGCAATAAAATCCCAATAGTCACTTTCTTTGATATTAAACCCCTTTGCTTTAAACGATCTTAAATTTTCGCGCTTCTGTTTTTTCTGATAGCGCAGTGTTGCGCTTTTAGAAAAGTAAAAATCAGATACTTGTGTCAAGTAGTATGGCAAGTCACGCTGTGCTATATCTTTCAAGCGCGGAAAACCTTTTCTATTCTGTTGATAGACAGGCGTTTTTTTAAATTCGGTTTCGCCTAATCTTTTAAGTCGCTTTTGCACATTTTTTCGTAAACGGCTATATGTTTTTCTTGCTTCTTTCTCCGTCATATTGTTCCGTATATATTCCGGTGTCAAAAATGGGTTCATATAAACACTTCCTTTCCTATCTAGTATAGCATATTTAGCCGTTTTTTACCATTGACACTGTGCATAAATATTATATACAAAAATATATCATACATATTTCTAGAACAACTAATTTCAATTTGTCAAGTGATTATTTTAACTAATTTATGGTGGTGCTCGCAGAAATTGATCTATTTTAACATAATGTCAGACAACTTCTAAATAGAGTCGTTATCGTTTGAATTGTTCTAGTTGTGCATTCAACTGTTTTGTGCAATATGAACAAAGACATGATGATAAATTTGTTACAATTTCATATTGACAAAAGATAATTTGTGCAAACTGTTACAACATAACAGTGTTATGTGGGAAATCTTTGTTGATTTTTAATATCATAATCCC